CTATTTGTGATCCAGATGATAGTCTTAGCGATCCTGCTGTGTTGGTAGCAGTTGGCTCCCAATTAGTTGCACTCTCTTGATCTGAAAAAGCTATGAGCATGGGATCTATAGTTCCTGTTCTTGAACTACCACTAATAGGATCAGCACCTAAAACTATAAGGTGTCTATCAATATCACTTACAATAACTTGTAGACCTTTAGTTGGTGTAAGATTTGCACCACTTAAACTGCTTAACTCTACTGCTCTAGTGCTTGTTCCATTAGTCTCATCCCAATAATAAATACCACCTGCTCTTGGATTAATAATTAAATCTTCTCCAAAAGCATCATGTGACCACAATCTTAATTGTCCAGTTTCTGTTAGTGCTGTGCTTGACCCCCATGTTCCAGCACTCCATGTGCCTGAACCCCAACCAGTTGATGCTACATAAACATCTAGTCCTACACTGATTTGATACGTTCCTACAACTGAACTTCCTCCGTTACCACTATCAGATGAGTTAGCTAAAACAGTTGTACCAGATGTATCTTTAGCTTCTATGGTATAACTATTTGCATTTACTACGGTTGCTATTTGATATTCTTGATTTAATACGGCAGCAGTAATGTTACCACCCAAACTAGATGCACCACTAAATGTTACAAAATCGTTTTGCACAGCACCATGAGCCGTATCTGTAACAGTAATAGTTGCGTCATCATTAGCTACTTTAGCAAACGTTACATCTCCTGCACTTGTGGTTGATCTTATTGGAGTAACATCATCAAAGCTAAGTCCTTGTTTTATGTAATATTTGAATGTAGTTCCAAGACCTAAATATTTAGTTGAATCTAAAGCAACCCAACCTAAAAGTGCTCTGCCTGTTCCTAAATAAGAATTAGTAGTTGCTTTTTCCCAGCCACCTATTTTTTCTGGTAGTCCTTTTCTAAACCTAACTAAATTACTATCTGACCAACCACCTTCATTCATAAGATCAGTCATCTCTTTGTTAATACCCGGTGTAAATTGTAATTTACTTAAAGGCATTTTTAGATCTCATGCCATTCTTTGCCTTCAAATAGCAAAGCTTCTGCTTCTCGCCTTCTCACTAAACCTTGTAAAACTTTACCACCAGCTTTGTTCCATCTTTTTATTTGTGCTGGTACATCATTCCAATCTGGGTGTGAGGTATTTAAAACTGTTAATAAAGTTGAACTTTTTAAATTAGCTGGCCCAAGATTAAATACCCATGAAACCATAGCGTCAAATTCATTTTGTTTTAAATCAGTTTCAACTAAATCATTTATATAACCTTCGTATTCTTCCATTTCGTGTAATAACAATTCATCGGCTTCTTCTTGGGTAATGGTATCACCCTCTTTTACACCTTTGGTAGATCCATAGCCTATTGTCCAAACTCCTGCTGCACATTTGTAAGCTTCAAGCTCACAACCCTCAAACTTTTTAATTAGGGATAAACCCTCTTGTGATATCTTCATATTACTCTCCTTTATCGTTGGTGTGAGATGCTCCAAAATAGAACGAAATAATCGCACTTGCTAATCCTCCAAGATAACCAAGCACTAAATTAATTAATGCTTCGCTGTTTTGCTCTGGTGGTTGAAGGGTTACTAAAAATATGTAGCCTAAGAAACCACCTATGGTAAATAAACCTATGATTCTTGCAGTCCAGTCTTTGCTAAACATACCTCTAGCATTTTGTTTATCTGCTACTTCTAACTTAAATACATCTACATCAAGTTCTTTCATTTGCACTTCAAACTCTTGTTCAGCTTTTTTAAGTTCTAACATTTGCTCTGGTGTTGCATTTTGCATAGCTTGTTGTATGGATTTTTGATCGTTAGATACGCCTAACACTTCAGCTATCTTACCCATAGCCATTCCGCCTAAAGGACCTCCCATAGCAGAACCTAATGTTGGTGCTACAGCTCCCACGATATTTTTTAATAATCCTTTCATACTAATATACTCGTTAATACTGCTATACCAATCGCACCAAGAAAACCAAACACACCAAATGTTGCTGCTTTCATGGTTGAATTAATATAAGTTATTTCTTCTTTTATATCAGAAAACTCATTAAATGCAGTCTTCCAACGCTCATGTGATATGGTTTCTAACTTTGTTAGTCTCTCTGCTACATCATTTACTGTCATTTTTTTATTAACCATCTTGTAATGTATATATTTTAATTGGTTTTTCTTTACCTTTTACAAAAATATTATCAAGTTCTTTTAACAATAACTCGTTGCTAAAACTACTTGAACTGATAGTATCATAACCTATAACAATATCTTCTCCAACTTCCTTAGTAGAACTTTCAAGCCTAGCAGCAAGGTTTACTGCATCACCTATAGCAGTATAATCAAATCTAGTTTCACTTCCCATATTGCCTACAACAGCATATCCACTATTAACTCCTATACCTATCTCTACACCAAGTTTGGCTTGCTTTATTTGATCTTGTATCTCTTTTGCACATAATACAGCAGCAGTTTCATGATCTGGTAAATCTATAGGTGCATTAAATATGGCCATCATAGCGTCTCCTATGTATTTATCTACCATACCGTCATAAAATTTTACTGTATCTGCTTGTATAGTAAGTGCTTTATTCATTATTTCTGTAACTTCTTCTGGTTCTAATTTTTCAGACATAGCAGTAAAACCTCTTACGTCTGTAAACAGAAAGGTGCAATATCTACGCTCACCACCTAAAACTAAAGAACTAGGATCGTCTTGTAGTTTTTTAACTTGGCGTGGATCAAGGTAGTGTTCAAACTGTTTTTTGATCTGTTGTCTTAATTTATATTGCTGTCTAAATCTTAAATAAAATGCTACAGATCCTGTAATAAACTCTGATATTAGCGTCCAAGATACATCTACTAATAACCCTTTGCTTATAAAGTAATACCCTAAACCACCAGTTATAAACATTAAAACTGTGGCAATAGCAATACCCCAAGTAATTCCAAGTAAATGTAAAGTAAACCAAACTAATGTTACAAAACTAACAAGCATTACCAATTCAGCAGCCAAAGACCAATCAGGAATATATGGACTATCTTGCACTAATATAGACTCTGCAAGTGCAGCTTGAATCTTATGTGGCTCTAATAAACCAACTGGTGTTGCTATTTGTGGCATAACACCATTTGCAGTAACGCCTATAAAAACAAACTTACCTGCAACATCCATTTCTTGTAATGTCGTTTGTGGTGTATTGATCCAACTTATCCACTTTCTGCCCAAGCTATCTGTTTTTACGGGTGGTATTCCTCTAATTGATATTTCTGATATGCCATTATCATTAGTTTTTATAATGTATGTTTTTACATTAAACAAAGCCTTATATATTTGTGTACCAAAACTAGGGATCCATTCATTATTAGGTGTTTTTACTAAAAGAGGTATTCTTCTTACAAGTTGATCAACATCTGTGGGAGCAATGGCTAACCCTTGAAGTGTTTTATTTGACAAGAGAGGATGGTTTGCCTTCACTCCCAAACTTATTATACCACCA